TCCATTGTATTAAAATAACCTTTTAGTTTTAGCGTATGGCATACCTGCCAAAGTTAGGTCTGCTCAACTTGTTGTAGGTCGCATAGCGCAGCGCATCAATGGCGTGGTTGAATGCATCTATCGGTTTGTTGAGCAGGTTGCCGTTCTTATCTTCTACCCATTTGTAGTTTTGAAGTTCCTTGATTAGGTTGCTGCTTCGTGGGGTTACAAATAGTTTGTGACGCTTCAGCACGTCAATACCCACTATGACGCTATCTGCGCCCTTCTGCGTGGGTTTCACGTTCCATCCCATACGATGCAGCTCCTCAATAGATTTAGGTTCAGCAGAATCAGCATATATCTCTGCCCTTCGGTCAAGCCCAAGTGAGTTTAGCAGGTTGCTGATGTCGGGGTTGGTCATCCCCGTGCGGTAAATCAACTCATCCACATAAAGATTGTCACCCGACTTGTAAACTGCCACAAGTGCGGTAGGGTCGTTGGTGTATCCGAAGTCCATCCCGTGACATAAGAGCGTGGCATCCGTTGGTATCTCTGCCTGCCCATATTGAAAGATGGTGGCTCTGCTCATACCACGTTCTCCTAATCCGTAGATTCTCCAATAGTCATTGTCCGTATGTTGCAGCCTTTCTATCTCCTCAACAATCGAGGCATCCAAGAACGGATTGTCTAGGTAGGTTGACTGGATGTAGGTGACATCATCCCTTGTGAGTAGTTTATCGTAAATCCAATGGAACGCATCAGAGGGGTTGTAGTCAACCCATATCTTACCTGTGGTACGAATCAAGAGCTGAAAGAAGTCCTCCCACGTTAACTCGTTTGCTTCGTTGCAGAATAGGTAGTCACGTCTTGCTCCTCGTTTCTTTTGAGGTTGGTCAAGGCTGATGAACTCAAAGAGGTTACCATTCAGCTCGTAGGTGTAGTCGCTCTTGTTATGCCGTGCCTCATCGTAAAGATTGTTGGCATTTAGTATCTCAAAGAAGTCACGATAGGCCGTCATCTTCAGAGACGGCAGAGACTTGCGCACGATTGAGTACACCTTGCCTCTATCCTCCATCGCCATCACGATGAGCATCTGCAAAATGGAGTAGGTCTTACCCGAACGGCTACCGCCTTGATTGACTACTATCCGAGTTGGTGCGGTGTAGTTCTTCTCAAAGAGTTCGCTACTCTTTAGGTTTAGCTCGGACAATCTCTACCTTGATTTTCGTTAGCTCATCCGATACTTCGTGTGAGTTCTCCACCCTTGCGAGTTTGGGAGTCGTGTACTCTGCCATCTTGTTCAATAGGTCAAGTGCGCCCTTCGGGTCATCTGCTGCCACCTGTGTGAGCCATAGGGTCATATTCTCAAGGTTGGCTTCTATGAGGGTTTGGAATGCCTCCCGTATTTTGTTGGTGGTCTTGTTTGGTGTTCCTGCGGGTCTTCCTGTGTTGCCTGCTATAAACCTGCCTTTGTCATCTTTCATATCCGTTCAGTTCCGTTATTTTCGGTTGTATCTAAATAACCCTTTTTGATAGGTGGTGATCGTGTGTTGCTTGAAGTCGCTCCTTCCATTCTTTAATATCGCCATAAGCAACATGGCAATTACGACATAGTGCCATAAGGTTTTCTATGGTATCAGCAATTTTGCTTCCACCCATTCCACGAGATTCTATGTGGTGGATGTCCACCGCAGTACCTCCACAGACTTCGCAGGCTATCCACGAATTTGTATCGTAGCCAAATGCCTTCAGATATACTTTGGTATGGTTCTTCACCTTTGGTAAATCCAACAGTCATCTATGAACGTAGCGTGTGGCAGCAGTTCATCAACGGCTTGGATTACTCCCTTCCAATGTTCATGGTAGTCATCTCCTGCGATGAAGCCTCCCTTCTTTACTTTGGGTAGCCATAGCTTGATATCCTCCTTTACCGCTTCATAGGTATGGGTTAGGTCTATGAATACCACGTCTAACGATTCGTTGGCAAACTTCTTTGATGCTGCTTTGGATGTTGCTTTGATTGCCTTGTACTTGCGGTCTCCCATATTCTCCACAAAGAGCTTGTAGATGTCCACCTCCGTTGCAAGTTTATGGGTGGTGGTGAGTTCGTTTGGCGAACCCTTCCAAGTATCAATGATTGTGATGTTTTGGGATGTTGCTTTGTCGCATAGGTAAGCCGATGACTTACCGAGCCACGCACCCAGTTCTACGAATGTGCCGTCTTCGGGCATATTGGCAAGGAGGTAGTCGTATGCTGCTTGGTGGTTGAACCACCCATCTATTTGTTTGCTCGTTTTCATTTTAGGGCGTTGTAATAACAAAGGTACTGCTCTACGCATATAAGTGTGCCAAGCCTTGCGGCTTCACTAGCAAAGATGCCATCGGCCTCATAGGTCATCTCAAAGCGCAGGTTGGGCAGGTCGTATGGCTTGAACATATAGCAGGCCGTATCTATGTTGCCGACTTGGGGTTGGTCGGTAGGGCGTAGCCTGCCCCCTTGCCCCCACGTTACGATTGAACAGTCAAGGGAGTTTAGGTTGTTCCACTCCTCAAGGAACTTTGGATGCAGTATGTTGTCATCATCCAGATAGTACACCCAATCTTCTTTGGTAAAGGAATCAGCATACAAGTCAAGAAACTCATTGCGTAGGGGGTTACCCATATCCCCCGTGCGTGTGGAGTAGTGTGTGATTGATGCGCCTGTTGCTCCCTTGAAGTCGCAATTTGCGTCTATCATCACCACCCACGTTGCATAGGCAGGGATATGTTGTTTTAGCCTAACGAGGTTATGAGGGCGTGAGCAGGGCGTGACTATGTAAAGCATCGTAGTTCGTTTATCTTATCCATCGTGAAGTCCTGCACATACTCGTATAACGATTCCGTTAGGTCAGCAACTTGGTTGGGGTTTTCTTTTAGCCTCTTGATTGCTCCTGCCCATTCACTTGGGTGCTTGATAGCAATGCAGTTATCCTTTGTGATGTAGGGTGAATAGGGTTGCGTGTTGCTCACTATCAGAGCGCACTTGCTGAACCCTGCCTCAAGCATCTTTAGGTGCGACTTGCACTTGGCAAACTCGGAAGTGCTTAACGGCACAAGGCTCACATCAAAGAACTCGTAGAGCTTGTGGTAGTGTGTTGGTGGCATCGTAGGCAGCCTATGGCTTGCCTTCATAATGTCTGGGTAGCCATCTACCTCTGCAACATAGCCTTGATAGCCTTCAAGGTTGATCGTGGACTCCTTTACGTCTGCTGCGTGGTGGTTGCCTCCGATATACCCAAATCGCACTTCTTCGCTTGGCTCTCTCTCTACCTGCCACGTTGCTACGCTGATTGCATTGGGGATGATTCGGATGTTGGTATTGTACTTCTTGACCTTTGAGGCAAGGTGCTTGTTTGTCACCCATACCTCATCTGCTGCTTTCATAGAGCGCACGATGCGCGTTCTCATCTGCTCAACGTACAAGCCTTGCAGGGGATGCGTAGGAGGCAGAACCCACCAGTCATCATTGTCAACGATTAGCTTGATGCCCTCCTTGCGGCAGAGTTTCACGAAGTCATCAAACGGCTCAACAGGGAATGCACGCGAGGTAAAGATGTGAGTAACCTTTGGCCACATTTCAGGGTCAATGTCGGTAATCTTCTCAATAAAAAAGACATCTACATCCTTGTGGCATATCAAGGGTGCAAATGTCCTGTGGTGTGATACACCCGAGTTCTGCTTGTGGAAGGCAAGCACAAAGGGTCTAATCATAAATTAGCCTCTTGGTCTTTGAACCATTGCGCCATCGCTTTGCGGTCTAAATACTTCACCCACATCCGAGCAGCTACTGCTCTGCGTTGGGGCTTGAAGGGGTAGGTGCTACGGAGCTGCGCCATAGCAATCCTCATAAATTGGTCTTGCATTACTCGTTTGTTTTAAAGGTTGTTGTTTCGTTTGCGAATCTCGTTATATATTCCTATAAGCATAATGTAAATAGGAAGTAACAAAACCCACAATATAAGTCCGCTCATTTCTCGTTGGTGTTAAAAACTAACAATTCGTTTTTCAGTTGTTTTATATCTACTTCTGGTAAATTAAGAGCATTGTAAACTTCAAACTGAAATTCACTTATTGAGTTATCAAGTACAGTAATCACGTGGTAATCTACTCCTATTCTATTTTCCAAACTATGTCCAATCTGGTCTATATGCTCTAATAGATTGGATGGTACTCGTAAAACACATATGGCTTTCATCTCTCGGTGGTGTTATATGTTTCGTTGTAGTATTCCTCATCAGTTCCAGTGTAACGAACTATAAAAGCATCTTTAATCTGCTCCTTCTCCATTTCTTTGGCTTTTTCTAATTTAATTTTCCAATAAGGGACTTTCCAATCTATTACTGGCATTTCATTAGCCAACCAATCTACTGCTGTTTGTTTCATTTATAATTGGTGTTAAAGATTATTGCCATCTAAAAAAGTCAGAATCCATCTCTTGCTTATAGCCAACGAAACCATACATAGCAATAGCCAAAGCATAGTACATTGGAATAACGATGTATGTTAATGGGTGATATGGATTGAGTCGCCTAAGTGTGTATGTTCCGTACTCATTTACGTGCGTCTTCTTTTGTATCACATACAAACGCTCTAATACTTCTCTCATTTTTCGTTGACGTTAATTGCTCTTATACATTTTGCGCAGTAAGCATATGTTCCATTTTCACTGACTTTGATTTGTGGTTGTGGGACTTTGCATTCGCACATATCGTTGCTTGGTTCTTCTTGTTTCATTTCTCGTAGGTTTTATAGCAGTAGTCATAGAAATCTAATTCGCTTTTAGATTCTACATATTTAGGGTACCAATTTTCAAGCACTGTTATATATACACTATTGGGTGTACACATAGTTCCCGTTGGGTTTTGCTCTCGGTAGAGTTTATCTGCAATAGATATCAACTCTTGATGTGTTTGTGTTTTCATTTCTTGTTGGTGTTAAATAATTTCTTTCATCTCTAAGTCGCAAATCTCATCATCCGTGAGCCTTATGACCACCTCAGCAGGAGCGTAGTAAGGCAATGCCTTCCTTCCTTGAGGCTCTACAATGATAGTATCCTCATCAGTGTTGGTCTCTTGGTACTCGCTTACTTCAGCAAGCACCCAAACTAATGTTCCTTTTTTCATCTCTCTAAAATTTAATTGGTTTTGTTTGCCCTCATTTAACCGCATCAGGCTTCTCGGTGGTTTTAAAGATTTCTTTTAGTTGGTCGTATGTTGATTGTGAGGCTTCACCCCAATAGTATTCGCATTGCCCGTTCTTGATTGGTACGCCAAAGAAGAACGACTGATACATTCCCGTAGGGGCGGTGAAGCGGTAGCAGGTTTCTTTAAGGGCGCAGCCCTCGCCTGTGCATTTGGTGATGTCGGTCATAACGTGCCTACTATTGTGTACGAATCCAAGTCCTCACCCAAGATAAAGAACTGCTTGTACAATTCTATTGCCTCCAAAGTCTTACGCTCTCCCTCTGCCACAAACTCGGGACTCACCGAGTAGATGCCTATGTCAAGGCTTGCCTTGTCAATAGCGATGAAAAAAAACTTATCAATCGGCACTCCAAAGAGTCGGGTGTAGATAAATGCCTGCACATCGTATCCGTATTTCTTTGCAGAGTAAGGGAATGCTCGTAGGTCGGTTGTTGTTTTCAAATCAGCCAAGAATCCATCAGCGTAGATGTCAGCCTTCGCCCTAAAGGGCAGGCCGCCAATCATACCAATCTTGGGTACTTCAAACTCGCAGCCTGTGATAAGCCCAAGCACGTTCTCATTGCGCAGGAGCGCATCAGAGATGCGTTGC